ATTATGCGTGTCCTGCTGCGTCTTGATTTTCCCCATTGCCTCGAGGAATTCTGCTTTCGAAATAGCCATGATAGTTTCCGCCTTTCATGAAATAGAGATTGTATGAAAATAGCCGCTTGCGCGGCTGCCAACGGGCATTGCTAGAGATCGAAGTCGGCTTCCTCGCCTGCGTCCCCACCGGAAGCGGTGTCACTCCCGGTTACGGTATCGCCGCCGGATGTGGTGCTGTCGGCAAAGAGTGCATCGATGTCGGCCTGCGTGATCTGCTCGCCGCTTGCATTGACGAGGCTTGCGAGCTGTTCGCTCTGCTCTTGCGTCATCAGCGACTTGCCGGTCTCATCCTCCACCCAGCCTTCCTGCACTTCGGCAAGAATGCGCTTACGGAACCAGGCAAGCGCCTGCATGACATTTTCCTTGGATACTGCCATTTGCGTTCATCCCTTCTATGCGTCAAAGATTGCATCGACATCGGCCTGCGTGATTTCTTCCAGCACAGCAGTATTGCCATTTGCTCCTGTCTGTACGTTCCACGCCTTGCCAGCGTCGGACACGATGAGGCCATTCTGGTCGCAGATTGCTGTGCCATCTGCCAGCACGATGCGGAAAATATCACCCGGATATACGGCATCCTGCAAGCCGAGCGGCTCAATGAGCGATGTTACCATCGTAACTGTCCCGTCTTTGGTGATGATTTTCGCAACTGGATTCTTGATTGTTCCCTTGCCTGTCCATCCATAAGGCTTCTTTTCCGTGCCAAGGCTGAAAAAGATTGTGCTCTGGGCTCCGCCCTGCGTCGGAATCACGCCATTGCCGGAAACAATGCGCGAACCTGTTGGAGCGTCACTCGTCACAATGCAGGAACGGCGCTCTGCATCATACGGATAGTCGATGCCAGTGCAAATCCATGCAGTCCCAGCTGCCGGAGGCTCCCTTGATGCGAGTGCCGTTGCCACGGTGACCGTCCCGTTATTTGACACAATCAGCATCTTCGGATGGCGGTCTGGCGTGGATTCCCCATGCATGACGATGCGCACACCCGGATTTGCTGTGCAGTTCACGTCACCTTGCGGCGAAATCCATACGCTTCCGTCCACAGGCTGCTCCTTTGCAACGGTTGTCGTCAGGACATCCGTTGCCGTTGTCATGCGGAGAAGGCGGTCGCTTTTCCGCTCCAATGCCTTGATCATTTTCAAGAGCTGGGAGCCGAGAACTTTCAAAAACTCTGTCCGGTTGGCAAGTTCCTGGTGCGGGAGGTTGCTGCACCCGTCAACGCCGCCGGTCAGCTTATCGCCATCGGCAAGCTGATAAATCAATTCCTCCCATGCCGCCATCACCGGCAGATGTTCCAGCTTGTGCCGTTCCCCTGTCACGGGGTCAAGCGCAAAGCCGTAATAATCTTGTTCCTTGATAGCCATTTTCCTTCACCTCCCATCATCAGAAATGGATGATCCAATAGCCCTTGATGGAGATGTCGTCCATCTTCTCAATGACTGCTGCCTCACCGGTATCCTTCCTGCGTCTCACGCGATGGGAAAACATCGTCCTGTCCTCGCAGAAAAGCGCAAACTCACGGATTGCCATACCGTTTGCCTGCCCTTCCTGTATGTAAAAGTCGAATCTTGCGTTTTTCCCATCAACCGAACGATTCGTGAGCGGCAGGAGCAGCTGGTCTTGCAGTTCCGTATCACTTGCCTGCTCCTCGTCGCCGCTTGTCCCGATGCCGAGATATGCGACCGGGGATGTACTGTTTGCGCTGATGAGCTCTGCCAGCCTCACGCGCCCGCTGTCAACGACAAGGTTGTGGTCGTGGACTTCCTCAATTGGCTTGCCGTTGCGCAGGATTTCAAGGTGGAAGTCACCGCGCACGGCCTGGTCATCTTCAAGAATAATCATCGTGTTCTCTCCCTTCACGCCGCGCCATAGCATATGCCGCCGCCGATTGCTTCCTTCTCACTGCCATAATGCAGACGGTACTGACGGAGGTTCCTGATGCGGTTCGCGCCGATTGCCATCCTGCCAACGTAGGAATTCCCGTACCGCGGCTCATAACAAACGGCAATCTCCATGGTGCTGTCTTCTGGCGCAGTGTTTTCACCATAGCGAACATCACCGCCCATAGGAACATCGCCAACGGCTGGCGTATCAGGCGACAGGCTGTCTTCCAATCGGAGCGACAAATCCATCTGTGTGCCATCTTCGCTTGGAGCAGCCTCATCGCCATCCATGCGGAGCGACATTGCCAGCTGCGGCGCATCGTCTGCTGCCTTTTCCTCATCGCGGATATACATCGACAGCGAAAAGCGGCTGCCCAAATCCGTAGGATAGGGATTCCCGCCATAACAGGCAGCACCGAGGATTGCATTTCTCCCATAGGTCAGGATGTTCCCTGTCAGATAATCGTCTAGCCCATAAAGAACAGAAACCTCGGCCTCATCGATATCGAAATCACGGCTGCCGCCGTAGTACAACGGATTCCTCGTCGAACCGCCCATCATAGCGGAGCCAATCACAGGAATGCCATTGTAGCGCAATCCTTCGACATACGCACCGTTTTGCCCGATGACAGGAAGGTCGGGATTCCTCATGCCATAAGGATACCAATCGCGGATAGGAATGCCGATGGTTGCTGCAAGGTCGGTCCCTGCCGCATCATCAATAGCAATGGAAATATCATCTTCGATATGCGCGATGAATTCCATGACATCCAGCCAGGAGCGGACGTTCTTCGCGCAGAAGATCGCCCTTCTCAGCCTCGCGATTTCTGTGCGCGTGATTTCCGGCCATGTGGTCTGCACATTGAAATGATACGCCCTGCCGCCGTATTCAAACCACTCGACGACCCGCGACTCGTCGAATACCGCATCCAGCACCATTTCGACGGCTGCCGGCGTTCCCTTGATGCGGTGCCATGCGACCGACCGGCGGATCATGTTCCGCTTCGTCTCGATGCTCATGCCGATCGGCTCATAGAAATCGACATGCCACTGCCACGCGAGAAGGTCGAGCACGTCCTCCGGCAAGACGTCCAAGCGTGGCAGGAGCAGGCATTGCTCGATGTCTGCCGTTACCGCCTGGAATTCGCCGTCCAGCGCCATTGCCGCCGCGTAAAGCTGCGGGTCCTGCAATAAATTTCCCGGCAGGATATCGGCAAGAGACAGCTCATGCAGGGACTTAACCATCTTCCAGCCCCCCAAACTTGATGGATTGCGTATCGTCTATGGCAACCTGCCATTTGTAAATCTTCTGGAAGGACGGCGATGCGACTTCCACGCGCTTTGCTCCGGCGGCCTTGACATCGTGGATCAGCTTTGATGGGTTGATGTCCCTGCCGAGCTTTCCTTTTTGCCAAGCTGCCCAATCCGCAATGGCCGCTTCCACTTTTGCCTGGATGGACGCTGCCGCCGTCGCGTCCTCACGGTCAATGTAATAGGTAAGCTCGAGAGGATAATGAATGACTTCCGGTTGATTGACCGTCACGTAATCCGTCAATGGCCGCTTGTCCCGTGCGTTGACGATATCGTAAACATCCTGAAGGATTTCCTCGCCGGGAAGCTCCCCATTTGCGCACAGCACATAGATTTCGACGCACCCCGGCTTTACCTTGTCCGGCGCCTCGCTGTCTCCCGGTCCCATTGCCTCGACATCCGCAATGGCGGGGCTGGCCGTTTTCGCCCAGTATTCATACGCGCCCTCCGGCCCGGCAACGGAAAAGCTTTCCGGGGCTTCGCGGATGCGCTCGCGGTAGGAATCATCCAGCTCCGTCCCCGCACCGCCCTCGCTCCGCGTGATGTTGACGATGGAATCCAGGAACGGCACGGGGTCAACGATGCGGTCGATCTCGCCTATGGCATAATCGTTGCCAATCTCGCCGGATACCGTGCAGGTGGCGGATGCCGTCACGGAGGTTTCGCCCGCCGCAATGACAGCATCCGCATCCAGCGCAAAGTACACGCTGTCCCCAGCCGTCACCCTCGTCCCTTTCGGTATCGTCGTCCCGGTCAGCCTGCTCTTGGAAAGGTTCAACTGCAAAGTCACGGTTGCCGACGAGGCCGGCAGGCGGTCGGCGCCGACCATGATGCCGATCTGCTCAAGGTTCCTGCCGGACGCATAGGCCAGCGTGTTCTGCAGCCCCGTGTAATTGATGAGCTCACGCTGCTGGATGATGAGCGCATCCACCCCGTCCAGGAATACGCGCAGCGGGTCTGCCCGCGCCAGCTTGCGCCCCAGCAAGCCCTGCACGATTTTCAGCACGTTCCCCTCGATGGTTGCGGGGTCGCGCTCCGCAAAGGACGGCTTCGGCAAATTCCTGAACTCCACCCCTGTCAGCTCCTTCCCTCAATCGCCACGCGCACGGTCGGCTGCAAGATACCGTCCATCTCGTTGCCCGAATAGATCACGCCGACGCACCGCGCCCTCGGCTCGAATTTCGCAATCGCCGCGACGATTTCCGCCGTCAGTTTCGTCTGCGCTGCTGCAATCGGCAAATCGACGATATCCGCATCCACGCCAAGTTCCCGATCCATTGGGACGGATTTCTTGATCGTCGTCAGAATCACCCGCACATTTTGCAGGATTTCTTCCAGCTCGGTCGCAGGCGCAAGATTCCACTTGCCTGGATCCATGCGCACGTTGTAGATCATGATGCCTGCCTCCTCATGCCATTTCCGGCACGTATTCCTTCAGCGTCACATCGACCTGCGTCACGATGATGCGCCCCTTATGGTCAATCGTGTCGGCCGCCTCGCCCACGCTCTCAATGACCCATGGGTTCTCGCCAATGGTTTCATTGCTCAGGACGAGATACATTGCCTCGCCTTTCTCGCAAAGCTCCCGCAGCCTTGCCGTTTCCTCCGCAGGGACAATGCCGAGCTGCATGGAGAACTGCATCGAGAATGTGATTTCCTCGCCGCCCGGCCCGATGTATTCCAGGACGGGCTTCTTCCCGACAATGTCATGTGAGGCATACCTTGCCTTGGTTGAACGGCGGTAATCCTTGAACGTCCGCACTTCACGCGAGGAAACCTCGAAAAGAATATCCCCCAGGCTGCCAATCATCGAGGCTCACCCTCCCATAAAGACATTGCTGCTCCCATCTGCCGCTCTGTCGCCGCAGGACACGGGATCGCCGACACGCCCCGCGCCCTTCCCGTTGACATATACCGTGCTGCTTCCCCCGGCAAGCGCGCTGCCGTGCGCGGCATACGGGTCGCCGATGCGTCCCTGCCCCCTGCCGTTGGTGAATACGTCAGGGCTTGCGCCGGACATCGCCGCGCCGCCCGTATCGCTGTCCCCTAATCTCGTTGCCGCCGGCATGGCCGCCCGCCTCCTCA